TACCTCCATAAATAATCAACGTATCCCCTGCTGGTACAAATAATTTGGAGGTTGAAACCTTATTTAGAGTCATAAAACCTTCTTGTGTAACGCTTAAATATTCTGTATTTTCATGCCCAGTAATAAGCGGGTCATCTGCGCGCACACCACCTAGATTATTAACCGTGGCGACTGGTAAAGTATAACCAGACTGGCTATCGCTAGTGGCACCAACCATATCCCAAACGCCATTGATAACCATATATTCATCATATCCAACGCCTGATTGAGACGCGATAAGATACATTGTATTCGGATCGGCGTCGGCAATTGCGGGTAATTCTGTTACAATTTCGCGCGTTAAATGACCAGAATGTGCTATTGCCCATTCTAAATATCTTAAATTAACAGGGTCAGTAGGCTCTACTGGGTCATCTGTAATAACAATTTTCGCGCTACCGCCTGCTTGCGCGATTAGGTTATTGATATCGTCTACAAAGTCTGGAGCTAGTGTAATATCTCCATTTACTGTTTTAGCAAAATAATCTGCATCAAATTTATTGAGATAGGGTAAATGTTGCCAATCTCGTATGCCGTCACCCACTTTAAGTAAGAAAGTATCACTCTCAAGACCATATTCACCTTGTGCTAGCACCGGATTGCGCGTTGTCCAATTTTCTGCAATACTGCTTCTAATTTGTAATGTAACTTCTACTGCATTTACTGCCATTATGCCTCACCTCCGTTAAGTATAGTATGAGCAATTAACATCGCATTTACAGGAATATATTCATTATTCCAATAATAAAGTATTTTTTCATTTAAATCAAAATATAATTTATCCACTTCGCCTGTTTGTGGGAAATTATCATAGGTTTCAAATAAGATTTCCCATCTATTGGTTTCTAAATAGGAGCCAAAGTAACGATGGAACTCTTCGCGTGTCCCAGTATATCCGCTTCTTGCGGCAAGCAGATAAATCTAATCACCAAGCATACTTAAGCCAATAGATTCCCATGGATATACTACAGAAAACTCTGCTGTTTCTGGAATAGGTAAAGTTACCCAATTGCCATCAACATAATTACTTTGTAACCATGGATATATTATCCCTATGCCCGCTGCGCGCGGTCTTGGTGGCATGATATGTGTATCATACTCGAGTAATAGATCGCGCGTGCGCGCTCTATTACTTTTATAATACATTGCGCGTCACCCTCTTTATTACGCAGATTGGTAAAGTAAAGGCGGCATAGTATGAGTCTATATCATCATAATGAATTAAATTATTATTTTCATCATATAATGGATTACGTTGAATGACAATATCCCAACGATAGCGGCCGCCGCATTCTTTTTCATCTGGCTCTATATCTATTGTATCTTCAGACTCGAAATTAAAGGTAAGTGTTTCTGGAGTCGCTGTAATTTTTTTCTCTAATACAGTCGTGTGAGTTAGAGTATCGTAAATAGCAAATATAGCGATATCATTATCTCCCACTTCACCTTGCGTTGGAATGGTAAAAGTACCAGTATCACCTTGTGGGATTATTAGTTTACGCTAAATCAATCTAATCAAGGCTATCACTCCTTTTTGTATTTCTTATACATATGCTATTGCCAACTAATAATAGTCCCAATATCATATCCTATTGTTTCTAATTTGATGAACTTCTTTTCCGCATGAACTAATTCATCATCTACGTCTTTAATAAAACAATCTATTTCTAAGGCCGCGGCGACTTCGCCTAGCGTGCAAAGCTCTTGCCGCATTTCCTGATATAACTTCTTTGTATCTTGTTCCCATTTTACCCATTTCCCCATCATATCTTTAACTGCGCTGCGCTTGGTATTTACATCTACAGCCATTGTTGTGTATTTATACCAAGCTTCTGGAATAATAGTTTGACGTACTTGAGTGTCTATTTTTAATAGTTTATGGTAATGAGTGGAGTAATAGTGTGCGAGCTTACGATAAGCGCAAGTTTCTTCTAGATGCTAACAATCATGTAATTTAGCAAAACCAAATAATCCTAAAAAGTCATAGGCATTCGCCATTTCATCATGAATCATAATACCTTCTACCATATGGGAAGCAATTTTATTAAAAATCTCTTCTATAGTCATAGTATTCCCTCCTTATAAAAATAAATGGGCGGGTCGTGCCCGCCCTTATATATTAACGAATCTGAGTTACTACAACATTTATATGTACATCGGAAACTGCTGTTTCTCCATTTAGTACTTGAATAATTGTTGGAGATGTGAAACAATTGCAATTACAATTATTCTCCGAAACACGAACAAAAGTTTTGAAACCGAAGTTATCAGTTGCCGTTACAGCAGTGCCCATAAAACCACTAATTGCCTGTGGTTGTGCAACACCATTTACATATAGTTGCGCTGTTACCATTGTGGCGGCATCTGGAGTAGCATAGCCATCTACTTCTACGAGATAAATACCGCGTTTGTTTAGTTGAATAGTTGCGGGGCCGCTTAAGGTTTCTCCACAACCCTTATCTACTACTACATTATTAAGTGGGAAGGCCGCACCCGCGGCGACATCAATGTTATTAGAATAAGCTTGTAACATATCCATTCCTCCTTTATAATAAAAAAAGAGGACGCACTTATATCAAGTACGTCCTATATATCTGTAATGGTGTACTTAATACACTCTTAATTACATATTACATCCTCCGCAGAAGGGGGAGTTTCCGGCATTGTATGTCCATCCCTGTGGATAGCGTACTACGCCCTGTAGTTGATTCTGAAGCTCAAGCTGGTTGATACGATTCTGCATTGCTTCCATCTTGTCGTCCTTAATCATATCCTTTAAGCCCTGAATCTGAGAAGTGAAGTTTGCATTTGTTGCGGCATCACGCATTGCGGCATCATAATTTACCTGAGCGATGGCAGCCTATGTCTGGCAGCAACATTCGTTGAAGCGAGCGAGCTGATTTGCTTGACCAATAGCTAGGCCAGCAATATCACGCTGGAGTTCATTATACTTATCAGATAGACCATTCATTAGGTCATGATATACCTGATTAGTAGTTGCTATAGACTGAGAAGCACCATAGTTAATAGCCTGCATAATGTCACGATTCTAATCCTGGAGGTCATTGAAATTAAATCCATTCTGTACGAAGTCCTGAGTTGCATACTATGGACGATAGCCACCGCCGAAGCCGAAACCGCCGTTCATCATTGCGAGGATAGCAAAGAGCCAAATCATTCCGCCCCAACCATTTCCTCCCATACCATCGTTGTTTAATAGAGCTACATCAGAAGCTGTTAAGCCATTTTCACCCATATTAAACACCTCCTGTTTATAATTTTTTATTAGTAAAAAACTATTTAATATAGTTTGATTATCGCCCTCTTTAATTCGTTATCATACATGTATTTTTAGGCCGACCATCATCTTAAAATAACTTTTATGGCGTGTTCAAACTATATTAAACTAATTTTCCTTCCTATATTAGAGTGGGGAAGAGAGGAGAAAATATAAGTAATTTTTTTTGGAGGTTAAAAAAATAAGTGCGAATTTTTTTAATTCGCACTTTTTATTATTTGACTTTTTATTAACGAACGTATATCCAGATACGACCATTTACTTGTATATCATCCTTACCATTTTGTGCGCCACCAGACCAAACTTCATAAGTTGGAATCTCACTTACAGTACCAATTATACGATCCGGATATTCTTTTATTTCCTCACGAGTCATAATATCTACTGTGCCATTTGGTGCAGAACATACAGCCATACCAATTTTATATTTTTCTTTAGCTTGATAAGGATATACTAATACACGACCACAAACAGCGATCGGCGTTTTTGCTTGTTCTGTTGCTCCAATTGCAAAACCATACGTATCAGAAATAACTTTACAAGCTGGCTACAGACGTTCATTGACTAATATCATTCGTCCACCAATCATATCCTAAACTACTCGTCCTGGTTCTATAGTTTCTACTATACGATATTCTGCATAGTCATTCCATACTGCACCATATACTTTCGCGGCTTTAACAGTAGCAGTGCCTGAACCACTACCAAATATAAATTCAGTAGGTTTCCCACGACTATCTGTGGCTCGATAACCAAAATAAATAGCTGTGTTAGTACTGGTTCCACCAAAATTTACTTCATTAGCATTATGAAAGTATAACCATGATGTAGCTTCTCCAACTTTACTTGCTGTTGCGGCATTCCCTGTGCATGAGCCCGAGGAACCACTACAGTTTCCAGTGACGTTGCCAGTCAAAGGACCACTAAACTTAGTAGCCGTTACTGTACCAGTAAATTCAGCATTACCATTCTAATGAATTTTCCATTTTTGTCCATCTTGACTGCACATATCTTGTATATAAACCCACTTCTAATTTCCACTATTACCAAGATATAGATCACCGGCGCTTGGTGAAATACGAGTACCTGCTGGAACTGTGAAAACTTTAGTTGAAGGATTCATATTAAAATAAGAAATATAGTTAGGAATACCATCCGCACTTGCTGTAGATGAAACCCAGATATTTCTATCGACATTACTAGTAGCTGCAGCTAAGTTTCCATTTATACGAGTAGCCGTCGCGGCATTACCACCAATAGAAATACTATAAGTACCGCTATTATTTCTTACTAATTCATAACAGCTATAATTACCATTAGAAATACCAACATATCTAGGAGTATCATAATGACATACAAAAAAGCCACCATATGGAGCTGAATCATAACCGTTTAAAAAATATCCTGTCGCCTATTCACCATTACCAGTACTAACATATAAACTAATAGTTTTATTACGCGGAATTGAAGCTTTATTTGCATCAAAATAAGCTTTTATAGCATCTTTAATACGAGCATCTTGTCCGGATGAACTAGTATTAGACGGATCGCCTGTATATAATGCAGTTGCCGTTGTCGCATTTCCAGTAATAGAAATACCCCAACTACCACTTGCAGCTCCGCGTATTGCAGTCATGGCATGTGCGGTAGAAGCTTTTCTATAATAATGATCAGACCCATTAGTTACAATAAACTAACTCACTGTAGGATTTTCATTATTATTAGTTGGTACATTAATATAACTAGGCAAGAGTAAATAACCAGAAGTATTTAGAGTCATTACTTTACGGTTATCCCAACCATTTTGTAAATTTGAAATAAATTCAACATTACCATCATTACAGACTTGCATTATTTCTGCACCTGCAGTACCCGCCTGTGCCGCAGCAGTATCAGCAGATTCACCGCCGCCAATAATTGTTTGACCGCCTCCACCAATACTAATACCATTACCATAGGTGTCTGAAGTATTATCAATAAAACGAATCATACGATAAGTGGCTTTAGTGCCAGCATAATATATGCCTTCAGTTGCAGGATTTCTAAAATATAATCCTCCATCTTGACTAATCATTATTCCATGATTTGTAGATTTATGCGGTCTAAAATCAAGAGCCCCAGAATTTTGAGAAGAAACAGATGCAATATCCCATCCAAGGGTACCACTTTTTAACTATAAATATGCCCAAGTACCTGCTGCAGTTACATTTTGAAACCCCGGAGAGCCAGTAGAATAGAATGTTCCAGTTAGAGTATTGGTCCAAGTATTATCACCACGTAAAAATGTGGTTGTGTTATTTGGCGTATTAGATAATTTTGTGGCAGTATTAGCATTGCCATTCCAAATATTTACACCACTAGTATTACGGTATCCCAGAAAACTAGCTCCAGAAACAAATTTTGAACCATCCCAATAACCATTCGACCATATACCATGACGTCCATCGTGAAAACTGTCAAGTTGAATTGAACAGGATGTATCTGTACATTTAACATCTATATTTGCGTCACTGTCTTTTTCAATCTATAAATTACCAGTTAATTTACTAGACCAAGTCTTATCTCCACGATAAAATTTTGAGCTATCAGAAGAGCCCATAATTTCATTCATAGACCAGCTAACATCAGCGCTACCATCAACTGATTTTCCCGTTCCACCCACGGTGAGTGTACGCGCAGTTGTCCAAGTATCTGCAGTGCCTGCCTTCATCTTAGTCCAATCAGTCCATGTTCCGCTACTTTTCCATCTCTTATATAAGTATAAATCAGAGCTATCATGCACTACCAACTAAAACGGCGTCCCAATATCTGCCGCATTCAACCATACAATATGGCCAGTAGTGTATGCGCCGGTAGTGCTCATACGGGTGAAAGCAATACTAGTAGTTGCACCAAGCATATCAGCTGTAATATTAGTATCTGCCGTATTAATATATAATAAACTATTAGTATTAATAGCATTAGTGGTTAAGACTTTCTCTAATCCTTTAGCTAAATACGTAGTCATATTTTGTGAGCCACTTGCCATTCGTTGCTCACCTCCATAAAAATAATAAGGGGCGCTTATCAAAGCCGCCCCTTACCTTGCAGCACCAAACTGGCGCTAAGCAGCAGCCCGATGCCACAATTATATTATATCATATAGAATTATTCATTGTCAAATGTTAGGTTTACGTTAATATTCATTCTATCCACATTTAAATACTCACTAATATTATCAATATGAGCACTAATATCTTGTAGATTATAAATTACATCATCATTATACTTAATCTGAATAGAAGTAATAGTATCTTGCATTAGTGCATTTAGTACTGCAATATCACTTACAATAACAGAGCAACTTGCGTTACTAATAATATGCCCTTCACTTAGATACGTATTCTTACTATAACTTTCAACCTGAAACTCCGTGTTATTAAACTTAATTGTATTCATATTATTTACCTCCTAACTAAGCTATAAGCTAGTTTATATCAATTCCATTTTGTTGTGCCATTTGGCGTGCAACCCCTTCTAATCCACCTGGATTGTTCTTCATCATAGCCGCAATTTGCGCGAATTGGGGATTCTGCTAAATCATTCCCATTAGTGTTTGCTCACGGTTCTATGACATTTTTAACATATTCATCATACCGCGAACCTATTCAATAGATGCATCAAGGTTCGGTTGCTGGGGTTGCGGCTGGGGCCGTTGTTGCGGCATTCCGTTTCGCATTTGACTTATTAGACTTGCCATTTATCCATTCCTCCACGGCCGCGAGTCGTGCGGCTAAATCTTGTGTGTCAACTGGCGCTGGTTCTTGATGTAATTTAACATCAAAAGGTGTTACCTGTTTATTACCATTCATATCGGTCTTTATCCACCAAATTATATCTCTATCTGCATCTGGCAAATAGATTTCACTATTTGCGCCCATAGGGAATTGCCAAGCGGCATTTTCACCGTGAATAGGGTCGGCGCGATAAGTAGGTAAATTAAAAGTTCTTGGCTAATAGCCATAAGGATTAAACTGCATCTGTGTCTGAGTCTGTGGTTGATTCCAACTATTCATTTATTGGCACCTCCCCATATTTTCTGCCGCACTTTGGGCAGTAATCACATTCTCGATAATTATTTGCCGCGTCAAAGAAAAATAATACTGGTTTTTCTTTCTTCTTGCGTGCGTCCCAACAATAAGAACATCCATATTCTTCCATAAAATACCTCACTTTAATGCTTTTTCTATAAGAGCAAGTGTTGCTTTTAAGCTATCATATATTTCCTATAGGTTATTTGTGCTATCAGAAGTAAGAAACTCTGACATTACATAGCCTATGTTGCCATTGTAAGAGACTTGATACCAATTCGAATCTACTATTGTTGCATCTAATTTAGTTTGATAAGGGATTCGGGCTAGTATGCGCGCGGAACGATTAGGCTCCGCACGCATATTAACCGTTCCTTTATTCGGTGTATTTACATATACTATCATTATACTGTTGGAACAGTTACTGTTACTGCAGGAGTTTCAGCCGTAGTTTTTTCAATACTAAGCTGCTGTACCTGAGACTCAATAGCAGCACGAATTACGTCTTCATCAAAGGATAATTTCTTAGATGCTAGTAGTTTCTTGGCTAGGTCTAGTGCATAAGCTAACTTATCCTTACCCATTTTCGCGCCAAAAATCTTCTCAGCCGCATATACAACCGTCTGCGCGATGCCGCTAAGAAGTGTTAGCTATTCGACAGAAACATGGGTCTTAACATATGGGATAATAAATGTACTAATTAGTCCACCTAATAGAATAATGATACCAAGTAAAATTTGAGTAATATCCATAAACAATATTACCTCCCTTTTTCTTTTATTATATCATATTTTATAGTAAATTGTCAAGTATTTGAGGAGGCCCTAACTAGGGCCTCCACTGCCATTCTTAATTTAAGAGGGACTTCTTCTAAAGTCTTAAGGCCATTGATAACTAAATTGGCATATACTTTTATCATAGTACGTCTCCTCCTTCATATAACTCTGTTAGTGCAAGTTGAGTATCTAAAATCTATTGCTTTAAATTGCTATTTTCTTGTGTGAGTTTTACTAAATATTCATCTTTAGTATAATCAATACAAGTATACTCATAGCCGCTAATAATGCGCCCATCAATTTCTTCTTCATAAGGAGTAATATTTGATGCTACATAAACGGCATTAGCAGTTATTTCAATATCTAATGGGCGCGCAATACTGTGCACTTTGTTATATACTTTCATAGCCATCAACCTCCTATATGTTGTTTCCACTTGTTAATATTAGCAGTATAAATAGAGTTTTTAGTTGGAATATACATTAAGCGAGCACCATAGTTATGGCGTGCACTCTCCGCAACATTGCGGTCAGCCGCGTAATAGAATGGGCCATTATTTTCCTTATATTCATATGTACCACCGACTGCAATAATTTTGTCTTCGGAAACGCCGGATATTGTCCATAAATTGTCACCTACTGGAAGTAAACTATTCGCAGTACTAGCACATTCAATTGGGAGTAATACCCAATCATATTTTATGTTACCATATCCCATAGCGCTAATCCATCCGTAAATTGCGGGAAGATTGAAGCCAACGTATTCATATTCATTAGTGCTGTGATTGAGAATATGTGGCTGGCCCCCTTGAGAAACTCCATCACCTTTAATAATAGTATCACCTATCATCTGCCATATGTTGCCCCATGGGTTCTCCATACCGCGATAGGTAATTGCGCGAGTACCAGCAGTAGTATTAGTTACATCAGTACCGTTGTTTTTACTTATGGTGCTTTCCGCATGACCTGTTGCATTACCTAAGATTGAAGTGGAACCAGTAATTGCAGAACAGTTTACATTTGCAGTAAGAGGTAAGTTACAAATGCCATCTTCTAGTGAAGTTTGACCATTCATAGAACCAAACTCAATCATTTCTAGCATTTGATTAGCACTAATTGCCTGCATATTCATAATATGCCAACCATCACCGCGAACATTAGCACAATTCTCTGCAGCTTCAATTGTTAGGTTAGTAGATGGCTGGAATCCCGCAATGGAATATAGTTTGTTAGAAATTACGGTGCCTTCGTAGGCAGGTAGAAGTACATAATCATAAGAAGCTCCATCACCCGCATCAAATAGAGGATGAAGTTTAAAGCCAGATTGTTCGACTGCAGAAATAAGAATAGATTCGCGGCGAACAATTTGGCCTTTTACTGCATTATCAACCTTAAGAGGGAAACGTTGGTAATAGAACTTAGGCTGATAGACCATTACTTGACCATTTGTGCCATCTTCTTTGTAATTGGCGTCCCCGTAGAAGGCTGTAATTACGCCGTTATCGGCTACATTACAACGCATACGGCCGCCATACATTGGATAAGCATTAAAGTCATTTCCACTCTCAAGATTAGCTGCATCCTATGTACGTATGAAGGATTTTTCTTGGTAGTTAATATCTAGCCCGACTGCTTGTTTAGCTTGATAGATACCAGAACGAATAAGAGCTTCGATTAAGCTATCCTCGGTGGTATCACTGGGAGCAATATTACCATCGTCTCCAATAACTACTAGATGACCCGCGGAGTCAGTGCCAAGATTTGTGTCACCGCTGCCATCACTTGGGATTGCGGCAATAGCTTGGTCGACATAGGTTTTGTCGGCTTTCACCGCTAAGTCTGATATATCGGCTTTTGCAGCCAAAGCAGTATTCATATCATTAGCGGTTACATAGCTGTTTAAAGTAGATGTATCTGCTTTTGCGGCAAGTGCATCTGTAACCGCTTTCTATGTCATATAACCATCTGTGTTTTGTCCTGTTGTTGTATAAACCTCAGGCATATTGATTTGCGCTTCTTGCGCGGTAGCTAAAGTTTCTTGCGCGGTGGCAAGTAAATCATTAGCTTCACTTTTAGCCGCAGCAATCTCATCCGCGGCGGACTCTACTGTTTGAATGGCCGCAGCCGCACTTGATTCGGCGGCAGCGGCTTTCTATGCGGCCTTTTCGGCCTTTGTTAAATATGCTTCTGTTTTGCCCTGTGGAGTCATCGCTCGGGCTAGCATGATATCAATTATGTCCATTATGGTTCATCCTCCTCGGCGGACAAACCGCCACATAAATTAACCCATTCTTTCTCACTATTTGCCATATATACTTCAAGTCCGCTATCACCTTGAATTACAATAGCAACAGAGCCCAAGGTTACATACTCGGGCTCTATTGCTTGTAAATCGGCGGTTGAATCACAGACAAACTCATAAGTTACAACATTATCTTGGCTGCCTCTTTTCGTCATTATCTGTGCCATTTAGATCACCTTCTTACGATAAGCCTTCTAGAAGTTGTAGTAACTATTGCTCTGTAATAGTTACACTTCCAATGGTCAGATTTCCGCCGCGGACAGTAAGATCTCCCTAGATCCATTCATTACCATTCCAATCTAAAGTACGAGCATTAGATGTAACTGGTGTGCCGTCATCTAGGACTCCATTTCCAACTACTTCTACATATTGATGCTCGTGTACTCCAGTTGAGTCGGCAGGAATGTAGTTATTATATTGTCCAAAAACATGTTCTACGGTAGAAGACCCGCCATCTCCCCATACGGCATTTCCGTTGGAGTCTGTCTGAAGGAACTTTCCAGCAGGAACATTAGATGGTTTGTCGAGTTTATTTGTAAGATCGGTAGTTGTTGCTACTTTTGTTCCGCCGGTGGAATCCGCGTTGCATCCGACATATAGGTCACCCATCAGACGTTCGTTGCCATCCCAATCGAGGGCACGAGCATTGCTGCGAGTGCTAATACCTGTTCCATTACCAATAATTTCAGCATAGTTCATTTGTCCATTTTGGGATGCCCATTTTATACTCGTAAAAGTAGAATCGGAATTAGCTCTCATACAAATATATCCTTGTATAGTTTGACTTGAACCACTCCCTGTAGTTACTTTAACTTTATCATTAACTTTATATGAAGTATTCGCAGTCCACTCAGGCCAATTATCATATGAATCTTCAATGTTATATTTACCACCTATGTGAGACGTGCTGCCTGCCGCAATAGTATAAGCGCCTTCAGCATGAGAACAAAAACCAGAAGCGGTTGTAGTCAAACCTTCAGCATGAGATTGAGGGCCACTTGCAGTTGTACCTACACCTTCAGCATGAGAACCCTAGTTAGATGCACGAGCAGACAAGCCTTCAGCATGGGAACCTAATCCGGAAGCAGTTGTACCATAGCCTTCAGCATGAGAGCCACTTCCAGAAGCAGTTGTATTTCCACCTTCAGCATGACTCTGAGAGTCACTAGCAGTTGTACGAGAACCTTCAGAATGAGAATGCAGTCCGCTTGCAGTTGTTCCATATCCTTCAGCATGAGACATATTTCCAATTGCCCAAGTTTGTTCGCCTTCAGCGTGGGATGCTTCTCCATGCGCACCTGTGCCGGTATATGTGTGGTTATCTATTGTTACTGTAGAAGTTTTAGCTCCTTTTCCTTCAACGTGAGAATACATACCATTAACAGTTGTTTCATATCCTTCTGCGTGAGAATACTATTCGGACGCAACAGTTGAACAACCTTCGGCATGAGAATCTTCACCAGACGCAATAGTCATGTAACCTTCAGCATGAGAGTTTATGCCACTGCTTGTTGTATTATAACCTTCTGCATGTGAATCTATTCCGATGGCAATTGAAGAGCCACCTTCTGCATGCGAACTTTGCCCAATAGCCCATGTCATATATCCTTCTGAATGTGAACGTTCTCCATGAGCACCAGTACCAGAGTATGTTTTAGATCCTATTGTCTTAGCCGTTTGAGTATCGCCACGCCCTTCAGCATGAGAATGTTCACCCGCGGCAGTGGTTAGAGATCCTTCTGCATGAGAGCTGACATTATATGCTCTCGTTTCATTTCCCTCGGCATGTGTATTATTTCCATATGCTGCCGTATTTGAACCCTCTGCATGAGAATTAGCTCCATATGTTTTAGTATTTGCCCCTTCTGCATGAGAATTATAACCATAAGTAGCCGTACCCGCGCCCTCTGCATGAGAATAGTCAGCAGAGGTAGTCGTTCCTGCGCCCTCTGCATGAGACGCATTACCCGAAGCAGTAACGTTAGCTCCCTCTGCAACACTTCCAGCACCTATTGTTGTATTAGCTTTTCTTCCTAAACTAATACTACCAGTAAAATTAGGGCTAGCAATAGGAGCATAAATAGATGTATCTGGAATTACTCCATCTGCTAAGTCACTTGCTGGGATACCGGTTGAGGGTTTTTGATAATATCCACTTAAATCAACACCCGCGCTTCCAAACTTCTCCCAGCCATCATCTATATAAAAATATTCCTCATATAAATTATTTTCTTCTTCACTACCCGGCACTAAATATATCGTATTCTCATCTGGATTACTAATATTTGGTAATCCTTCTTCAACTTCATCCTATGTGCATAAATGTAACTTTAATCCCGCGCCTTCTGCGGCAGAACTGCCGCCACTAGCAGCACTAAAATTATGCCATTCTTTACTTGAGTCAGTAATATATACTTCTAAGCTGCCACTTTCTCCATTTAGCACAATCGCAACGCTACCCAATGTCCTATATCCATCCTCAATAGCGTTCATATCCGCAACTGTATCACACATAAACTCATATGTTATACAATTATCCAATGAACCTCTTTTAGTCATTGCATATGCCATCCTTATCCCTCCTTTAGCCATTTTCTTCATCTGTTTCTTCTTCGGATTCTTCCTGCTTTAATGTGGCTATTCGCGCAATCATATTTTTAAATCCGCCTTTATCAAGCCATCTTAGTATGAACCTGTCACTATATATTAGTTTCTCACCGAGCGAGTTAACCAGGTACGTACCTTCATTAACAATCATAATCCAGTCTAAATTATATAGTGTAGATGCTAGCGCTTCTGCCGCTTCTGGCCGTATAGTTGAGCATATGAGTGCGGTAAAACGATAAATTACCCATACCCAACATATGAAGCGGCTTAACCATTTACTATACTGAAGAGCGGCCGCCGCAACTTTATGAGCCATTTAAATCACCTCCACTTTAATTAAAAAGGGGCGCTCATTAAGAGCGCCCCACTTCTATAAACTTTAATACATCAGTTTTATATTCATCTGGAATTGAGATGCCATAG